CTTCGTACTCAAAACCAAACTCTGTTGGATCTTCGTAAATTAATTCCTCTAATGTTTCACAAATTAGTTTTGAATTACGGTTGTTTAATATTCCGTGTTTTACGTAACTACCTTCGTGGTCATATAAATCATAACGGGTAATATAAACTTGTAAATCTTCTACTTCGTTTCCATCTCTTGTAAATTCTACTTCAAATTGAAACTCCATTGAGCCGAACCTACCTAAGTTAATATCGAAATATCCTTTACGGTTGTAAAAATCTACTTCTTCAATTTTCCAATTACGTGTTTTCATAGTGCTTTGTTTTAATTATTTCTTCAAAATTAATATAACTTTTTAAATAAACAATACTTTTAGAAAAAAAAATAACAATAATTAAAAAACCCCTCCCTTGCATTTATCTAAAATTCCCAGGTTTTGATTTGAAGGAGGGACTGTTGCTTTGCCGAGCCTTAGTTATTTTTTATAAGGAGGGTTACTTATAAGCGCATTTATTTGCTCCTTTTGTATTTTAGTAACTACTTTTTTCGGTGTAAAATAAACTCCTTCTAATTGAAGCTTGTCGTATGCTTGTTTTAAATAATTCATGTTACATTCCTTTTTCATTTAGGTATTTCGCTAAACGCTGGATCGTTTTACTTGTTAAAGACTTACCATTTAAAAACGTGTGAATATTTGACTGGTGCAATTTAGCATCTAAACAAAAAGCATTCAATGATAGTTCGTGTTTTTGTAAGTACTCCCGTAACATTTTACGCGTTAACTCGTCGCTATTTGCTATTATTTTACTTGCTTTCATTTAGAAATCATTTAAAAAATCGGATATATCATTGCTTTGTGGCTTCGCTTGTTGTTCTTCAGCTGGTTTAACTGACAAGCTTAAATAGTTTTTACCGTTGTTACTTTGTTTTTTCCATGCGCTTATGTAAAATTCACGCCCTAAAATTGTTATTTTACCGTTCATATCCGGGTGTGTTTCTTTCGTCTTTTTGTCGTTTGTAAATAACGCTCCGCTGTTGTCTCTTTTTTCCATTTTACTTTTTATTTATTTTTACTTTTAACATTTTAATTACTAAAGAATCAGCATTTACAGTACCGCCTTCATCTGTTACCGTTAATAAGGCTTTTACTAATTGGTTTAATTCTTTTAGTTCTTTTTTTAATTCTTGTATTTCTTGGTTTACTTCGGGGTTCATATTAATTGAATTAAGTTGTTATAATATTCTCTACATTCTTCAATTCGTGTTTTAATAGCTTCGATTACTTCATCGTCTCGCTTTACTACGTGCGTTTTAACGCGCTTTTCCTTAGGTATATGCATGAAAGTGTGTTTATCTTCTACAAAAGCTCTTATATCGTCGCTTTCTCCTATTACATTTTGTTTCCAGTGTTCCCTTCTAACTTCATCGTCAACAATTTGTTTAGGCGTATCAACTAAACAATAGCATAATAAAGCTTCTTGTTTGTCCGTTAGCCACATATAACCCTGAAGTTGGTAGTAATAATCTTTGTTATTTAGTTCGTCTTCTATTACCTTGTCAAAAAACGTAAACGCATCCCAAGAACTTTTAACATCAATCAGTACGTCCGTGTTTACATCGGGCTTTCCTGTTACCCATTTATTAGAAAACTGTTCTTCATTCTTGTAAATAAAGCCTACGTCTAAAACACTTTCAGTTAATTTAATCGCTTCGGGTTCTACTTCGTTTCCTTTGTCCGTGTATCTACTCCAAAACTCTTTATGTATTCCGTATTTTTCTTGTATTGCTAATTCTAAAATATAGCTTTTAGTAGTTTGAGAAAGGCGTTCCCCCTTTGTACGGGGGTTACTCATTATACGCCCTATTTGTGAACAACGTATTTTCATAATAACAATGCTTTTTCTTGTGCTTCGCTTAATTGAAATTTCTCTTTTAGCTTTTCGATAGTTATTTTACCTTCGTTAATTGCTTTTAAAGCATCGGTAAATCTTTTATTATCCAACGTTTCTTTTTTAGGTTTTTCTTGTTCACCTGAAGCATCCGTGTCTTTGTCAGTTACTAAACCTAAAATTGCACTTAAACAGTATCTACGAAAATACGTAACACCCGAACCGAAACTTTGAAAATCATTCATTCCTTTTAATTGTACGTATGGAATTAAAGTATTTGAATCAATCATTTCGCCGCTTTCAACGTGAAATAAAACCGTTTTAAGATAGTTTAATCCGTCTTGTGAGTTAATTAACTGCGTGAATCCTAATCCGTGTTTTTGTAGTAATGGATTTACTTCGCTAAATATTTTTGGAAGATCACTATATGAGTACCCGTACCCTTGCGTTTCTTTGTGAATTACTTTCACTTCTTGCTGGAACGCTGCCAGACTTTTTAATAAATGTTTCATATAACTTTGTTTAATTTTCTACAAATATAATATTAATTTTTAATATAACAATAGCTTTTAAAAAAAACTACAAAAATTTCTTAAGACCTTGCACCGCATTCTCAATTGAATTTGCGCGTTCCTGAAGGCTTGTTATTTGTTCGAGGATAGTTTGCTTACAATCGCTTGTGAAATATCCCTGTGAGTTAGCTATTAAAGGAATTAAGCCATTTGAACGTATGTAATTAACCATTTTGCGTAAACGCGGACCAGTCATTTTAATTTTGTATCCGTTGTATTGTAGATACTGATTCATGCGTGTTACTATTAATTCGCTTTTTATCGGGTTCGTCTTTTTATACTGTCTAAATCCGTGAATTACTATATTTAATATTTCCATTTCTTCAGCTGTTAATTCGCTGGTGTGTTCTTCAAATCCCGTAATCATTTGTAAATGTTTTTAATGTTATTCTTTTCAGCATATCTAATTACAAAGTCTTGCGCATCTTCTAACCTTTGACTTGAATAAAGATACTGCCTATTCCTACGAACGTAAAAATAATTATAAACGTAACCGTACTTGTTTTTTACCTTAGTTGGGTAAATCCATTTTAATTTAATTTCCATATTGTTTAATTTTTGTTATTATATTATTCAAATAATGTATTTTGTATTTGAGTGTCTTTAAATCTTTTTTCCGCCATACTTAAATTTATTTTAGCTTGTTTGAAATAACTATCTTTTAATTCAATACCTATTGCTTTTCTATTCATTGAAACAGGTGAATAAACTTCACTACCTACACCCATAAATGGAGTAAATACAATTTCATTTTCATTTGAATATAATTCTACTATACGATCAATTACATCAAGTTGCAATGGGTGTACGTGCTTTTCGTCATCTTCTTCGCGTGAATCTCTAAATGGCAAAACATTATCAATTCTAATATCGTCCCAAACTGACGAAGCGTAACGCTGCCAAATATAATGGCTTAATTTATTGCTTTTTGGATCTTCATGATACATAAACTTTTTATTTAAATAATCCCATAATTGAATATCGTTAAAATCAGTGTTATTTGCATTATTATAAGCTGTTAAAATATTTGGTAAAATAGGCGTAGCTCCAAAGTATTTTTTTAAACCGCACGGATGAGTTACTGGAACTTTGTTTTCTCCTTTTTTAGTAAAAATTAAAACATAATCAGGCATAGCAGTAAAACATTTTGTAGCGTCTTCAACTATAAATTTGTGCATTAAAGATTGAACCATAGTACGCATTCTAACCTTTAACGGCTCTTTCCATATAGTAATTCTATTTCTATATTCAAATCCGTGTTTTTCGTGTATTCTTATTATTTCGTGAGGAAAATCCCACAACCTCGAAGTATTATCAAATACATCCGTACAATGTACGGCGTTTATTCTGCCCTGTTTTGTTATTCGAGCCATTTCAGATACTAAAAAATCATATTGATCTAAAAATTGTTCTTTTGACTCGCAGTTACTAAAATCATTAGGACTACTTGAATAATTGTAAAGTCCTGCAAATGGCGGAGAATATATTGATAAATCAATACTTTCGTTTTCCAACGTTGGTAATACCAGCATACAATCACTATTGTAGATTGCATAATTTTCAGTTACTAACTGATCTTTTACTTTGTTTTCCATAATTTAAAATTTAGGTTTTATTATTTGTTTATCGAATTCTTTTACGTTATGTACAAAAGATGAGTTTACTTCTTTTGTAAGGTTTTCATATAATTGTATTGCTTTTTCTGTTTTCTTTTGAAGCGCTTCAATTATTTTTGTTTGACCGTCTGAAATTACTATATCAATTGTCACGTCGTTTTTTTGACCAAAACGCCAAAATCTACGTATAGCTTGATAATATTGTTCGTAGCTATAAGTTGGAAAAAATACAGAATGATTGCAATGCTGCCAGTTTAAACCCATTCCAGTCATTTTAGCCTTTGTTATAATTCTATTTATATTTCCTTTTGCAAAATCAATTAAAATAGCTTCCTTTTTTTCTATTGACATTGATCCAATTATTTCTACCGCATCTTTATCTAATTGCTTTAATAAAGAACTTTCAGTATTCAAATTGCACCAGTAAACAGACGTCTTATTATTTGCCAGTTCAAAAGCCTTTTCACATCTTTCAGTTAAAGTGCTTTTTTCTTCGTGTTTTATTTCGTGAAAATTCTTTGCAATTATATTAAACATTTGCATTTGACCATTTACGCTAATATCACTTTTATTTTCTACGGTGTGTTTATTTATAATCAATTTAGGTAAATTGTATCTTTCGTTTGAAAAACCTAAATCTGACGGCATTTTTATCATTATAGACCATTGATTAACCCAAGCGAAAAAATCCTTTTCAGCATGAGGCTTTAAATACCATTTTTCTCCAGCGTGTTTAGGATCTATTGAATCGTTATTGTTTTTAAAAAATTTACCTAACATATCCATATAACCCATATATCCAAGAGCTTCAGAGCTTGTACCTAATTCTATAAAATCATTTGGCGAAGGTGTCGCGGTTGATAAAAATCTATAAGGTATTTTTTTTACAAATGAGTTAATTTGATTTTTAATTTTGCCATCAAAGTTTTTAAGTATTGAACTTTCATCTAAAATAACTCCTACAAAATCAATTGAATTAAAATAATGTAAACGCTCGTAATTACATATTACTATTTTTTTAGTAAATTTTCCGTCTTTTGAATATTCTATATCGTCTATTCCTAATTTTGCGGCTTCATCTAAAAATTGAAAAGCAACAGCTAAAGGTGTTAATATTAAAACGTGTTTATTAGTTTGCCTAATTATGTTATTTGCTATTGATAATTGAATAAGTGTTTTACCTAATCCAGTATCAGCAAATATCGCTATACGACCTTTTCTAATTGATTTTTCAATTATAGCCTTTTGAAAGTCAAAAGCTATTTCAGGAATGTAATTAGGCTCAAAGCCAAAATTTCCAATAGTGTGTTTTTTCTTTTCTAAAAATTCTAAATAATTCATACGCTTTGTTTTTAATTGTTTTCAAAATTAATCTAAATTTTTAATATAACAACTATTTAAAAAATATTTTTTATCTTTTTTTTATAAGTTGCTATAATTTCTTTTAGTTCCTCGATCGTGAACTTTCGTGTTTTTGTAGCTTCAGCGCTTAAATTCTCAAACTCTTCTATTCCTATTTTCTTTAATAGGTTTTCACGGTAGTAAATTAGATTACCACTTAAATAAGTATTACAGTGTTCACATTGTAAATGCACGTTGCGTTCGTCAAAACGTACCGACCAATGATTATTAGCGTTGTAGAAGTGTCCAGCATTTTCTTTTAACGGCTTTTTTTGACACGAAATACACAGGGACGATTTGTCCCTAAGGCGAATATATTTGTTAAATACTTGCTGTGCCAATTTTATGTAATCGGACAAGGTCATTAAATCTAATTTTAACTTCGCTTTTTTCTTTTGCCAATTTTTTTGTTTTACATCGTTTATCCATTCAGTTACGCAATTAGGGTCAAAGCAATTTTTTTGCAAAAACACGGACGGTTCAAAGGGTTGTTTACAGTACTTACATTTTCTTGGCTTCATATTTCACCGCTTATTAACATTTCTAAATGCTTATTCAAACTTTTATTTTCTTGTTTTAGCTTTATGTTTTCAAGTTCTAATTCGTGGTTTCGTCTATTCGTAGCCATTAACATTTTATCTACGTGGTTTAAATATTGCACCGCTTCGCCTACTTCGATTAGGCTTTTTTCCATTGATTCAATTAGGTCTTTACGGTGTTCGTGTTTTTCTTTGATGTTATCTAAACTAAATTTTATTTTCCAGTAAAGTACGTTTAAACCAGCTTTACGTTTTATCATTTCTAACATATTTCTTAATTTAAAATGGCATAGTCATTTCGCCATTTGCGTTTTCAATTGGTTTTAATTCTTCAAATGCGCCTTGCTTCATTCGTTCACTAAACGAAAGTAATTCTTTTCCGTTTACAATATCAGGCTTTAATACAGATTGTTTAGTCGGGAAACTATTTGATTCGTGTTTTTCTTGTGCGTACTTATTAAAACTTTGGTTACCTTGCCATTCATCAACGTAATACACAAATTTACTTTTGTCAAACCGTAGTAATATTTCTCCTACTTCGCCTATCGATCGTGGTTTAATCTTATTGAAATAAATTTGTACTTCATTCGTACTTGGGTTTTCACGGTGTACTGTTATCATGCATTTACCTGAATTAAACCATTCACTACCACCCTTTAAATCATGCGGCGTAGGTGCGTTTCTTTTACCGTTTTCCTTTTCAGTTAGCTTAGGGTGTATTATTGTGTGAAAATGTAAGTTGTTTTCTTCAGCTAAATAATTTCTCAAAGGCAAAACGTATTCTAAATATTGTGCGTAACCACCGTATTTTTCGTATTCGTGGTTTAAGTCCTTCCAGCTATCAATTGAAGCCGTGTGTAATCCTTCTTCGTACTTTAATTCGACTGCCATTTTCCAAAAGTCAACGGGTGTTATTTTTCCTTTTGTGTCTTTTCGTGTTAATATTTTAAAATGATTTAGTATCCAATCCATTTCACGGGTAATTTCAGCATCCGTTATTGTGTTATGTGCTTTCGGGTCAAAACTTTTACCCGTTTTTTTGTGTAATAAATCGGCTAATATTTCAACGTTGTTACCTACATCAGGAAAATAAACTAAATGTTTCCAACCGTAAAATTTAGAAGTATTCATTAAACACTCCATTAGCACTTGCGTTTTACCACTCATAGGAAAACCCGTCCAATCCGTGCAATTACCTAAACTCATTGAATAATGTTTATCCATTACTTCAAATCCTAAATACTTACCTTTAACGTGGTAATTATCTCGGTGTTTAAATATTTTATCTATTACATCTGAAGTTTCAGTTATTTTAAATCCGTCTATCTGTCCCATGCGAAAGTGTTGTTTGCGGTTTTTTCTTCTACAATACCAATTGGTAAATCATTACCGTACATATCAATTGTTTTAGGTCTTGCAAAATAATCAGGAGTGCAATATTTATAATTATTTTCTTTATGAAAGGTATCATTTGCACAATTTTTTATAGCAAATAAAATATTTTGTTTTTTATATCCGTCTTTTAAAAGCTTGTTGAATTTCTTTTGTGTAACTTCATTTATCATTTCAAACTTTCTACTAAAAGAAAAATTAATAACCTCAAGCAACGCTTGAAAATCTATATATTCTTTATCTTTAACATTATCATTTACATTATCAGCTATTTTTGCTATATCATTTATGCGTTTGCTATCGTTTGCTATTGTTTGCCATCTTTTGTTAGCACCAGCTTTACCCGCTTCACTTCGTTTTTCTTTAGTTTCTTCGTATTTTACCAAGTCCCTTTTCAATTGCTGTTGAATAGGTGTAAATCCTAACTTAATAATTAAATCGTCTGTTTCTGGGTTCTCATCATTTACATATGAAAATATAAACTTTATCAATTCACCCGCTTTGTCATTAGGTAGTTGTTCAAAAATTGCTTTTTGATCAGCGTACAAAATAAATCCTTTTTTGTCTTTTGCCATTTTCTAAAATTAAGTCATAAAAAAAACCCTGCAAATCCCGTGCGTCTCACTTCACGTTCATTACAGAGTTTTAATAACTTCTTTAAGTTCTATTGTGTGAGACGGAACTGAATACAAATATACAAATTATTTTTTAATAACTACCAACTATCTACATTCGTAACACAAAAATTTTCACCTACATTTCCTTCAAACCATACCGAGTAATCAAAACACCAAGTCTTAGAATTACCCGAACACGAATTCCTAACCGTCAACGTATAACACGTATTGTTATTTGCATCTA